CAGCCTGTCAAGAACACGAAACCACAACGCCAATACCCCGATGACGTGGGTGAGGCACCGTTTTAGGAGAGAGGCATGAACCAAGAAACCATCTACATCCTAGCTGCAATAGGTCTAGCACTCTGCGCAGGAATTCTCGTGGGCATCGGCTTTATTGCGGTGACCTCGATCTTTTATTCACTTCGATATGGAGCGTGTTGAAATGAACGACAAACAACTGGGTGTGCTCTACGCCATCGTCTTGATCTGCTGGGTGGGGTCGTTTGCGCTGCTGCACCATTTGCTTAAGGTGCCGATTGACACAGAGGACTACGCCGACAAGATTTGCCAAGACCTGTATGGTCCGCAGACGGGTCACAAGTGGGTGGACGATTTGCTCATGTGCGAGACTGTGCGTGGCGAAGTTTTAGCGATAAGGATGAAGTGATGGCATTGCATACGGATATTGTGATCAGGAGCCACCTGCAAGAGGTGGGTGGGGCAACGGTGGCAGAGATTTCTGACGCCTTGGACCTGAGCAGGGACAGGGTGCTGGCGTGTCTGAAGTCGATGGTGGACGTCTACATCGACCGTTATGTGGACAACCCTTGCGAGATTTCGAGGCGCATGCACAAGTATGTGGCCGTGTATGAACTGGCGCAGACTCCAGAGAACTGCCCACTGCCTACAAGAGAGAAGTGATGAGCGCACTAGACGCACAGGTCGGCGGCGACCACTACAAGCAGATGAAAATACAGCCCGTGGAGTTCATCTGCGAAAACAACATGTCTTATTGCGAGGCCAATGTGGTGAAGTACATCTCACGCCACAAGAGCAAGAATGGGGCGCAGGACGTGCGCAAGGCCATCCACTACTGTGAACTCATTTTGAAGATGCAATATGACGCAGAGTGATAAACCCAACGTCTTCGCTCAGTGGGTAGAGCGCTACCAAAACAACCCGGTGTTGTTCGTGGACGAGGTGCTGGGTGCCACGCCGGACAAGTGGCAGATCAAGTTCTTGCAGGCCATTGCCAAGGGCAACCGCAAGATCAGCGTGCGCTCTGGCCACGGCGTGGGTAAGTCAACCGCTAGTGCTTGGGCCATGCTTTGGTACTTTATGACGCGCACGCCTGTGAAGGTGGTGGTAACAGCTCCGACCAGTGCGCAGTTGTTTGACGCCCTGTTTGCGGAGTTGAAGCGCTGGGTGGTGCAGATGCCGCAGCCGTTGCAAGACCTGCTGACGGTCAAGCAAGACAGGATTGTGTTTAACGCGGCACCCGATGAGATGTTTATTTCTGCGCGGACATCACGGGCCGAGCAGCCCGAAGCGCTGCAGGGTATCCACTCCGAGAACGTGATGCTGGTGGCCGACGAGGCGTCGGGCGTGCCAGAGCAGGTGTTTGAGGCTGCGGCGGGTTCGATGTCTGGCCACAACGCGGTGACGCTGCTGCTGGGCAACCCGACGCGCTCCAGCGGGTTTTTCTACGACACCCACAACCGACTGGGCAACGAGTGGGCGACGTTTCGGGTGTCGTGTGAGGACTCGCCACGGGTGTCTAGCAACTACATCAGCGAAATGATGTCGCGCTACGGGGAGGAGAGTAATGCGTTTCGCATCCGTGTGCTGGGCGACTTCCCAAGGTCTGACGACGACACAATCATCTCCATGGAGCTGATCGAGGCGGCGAAGAACCGGGACGTAGAGCCGACCAAATACGCGCCCATGATCTGGGGGCTGGACGTGGCCCGGTTTGGCTCGGACAGCTCCAGCCTGACCAAGCGCCGGGGCAACACCGTGACCGAGGCCAGCCGGGTGTGGCGCAACTTGGACCTGATGCAGCTCACCGGTGCGGTGGTGGCCGAGTACGAGGCGCAGCAGGCGCAAGAGAAGCCCGAGTCCATCATGGTGGACAGCATCGGTCTGGGTGCTGGGGTGGTGGATCGGCTAAAGGAGCTGGGCCTGCCTGCGGTGGGCATCAACGTGAGCGAAAGTCCGAGCTTCTCGCCAAACCAAACTTACGCCAACCTTAAGGCCGAGCTTTGGTACAAGTGCAAGGCGTGGTTTGAGAAGCGCGACTGCCGCATCCCCGACGACAGCCGCCTGACGGCAGAGCTGGCCACGGTGCGGTACACGTTCTCTAGCACGGGCAAGACCCGCGTGGAGTCCAAAGAGGACATCAAGAAGCGCGGCCTGAAGTCACCTGACTGCGCCGACAGCCTGATTCTGACGTTTGCTGGTGACGCGGCCACGGGCATGTACGGCTCTAGCGGTGGCAGTAAAAATTGGGCCAAGCCCCTGCGAAGGAATGTGCCACGGCTGGCTTAAAAGTGGGAAAATCGCGCAAGCGGAGTGCGGCTTGGTGGAGGTCAAATGGTGATGGAGAGTGAAATGAGTTGTCCAGAAGCGACTAAAGACGTTGAGTTAAACCTGAAGAACAGGAACTGGGCGTTTGCGAATGTGGGTTATGGTCCTGCCAATCCTGAGTTGGAAGATGAGGAATTTTGGGAGAAAAGGGCGCAAGACTGGAATACTTCTGTGGACAATGCCAAGACGATGCGGTGTGGCAACTGTGCGGCGTTTATTGTGACGCCTGAGATGTTGGCTTGCATCCAAGAGGGTCTTGGGATGGACGAGGACTATGAGAGTGAAGAGAGTGAAGAGCGCGACCTTAACCGAGCAAGCACATTGGAGGCTGCGGAGTTAGGTTATTGTCAACTGTTTGGATTTAAGTGTGCGGCATCAAGAACGTGCTCTGCTTGGCTGGTCGGTGGTCCTATCTCCAAGGAACCTACTGGTCGGCAAAAGAACATGGTGGCGATGGCGAGGCTTGAGTACAGCAGGGATTAACCAAGGAGTACATCATGCCGGGACGTGGACGTGGCCGTGGTACAAAACCACCCAAAAAGTGAATGGGGCGAGTATTTCGCCGAGATTAAGAAAGAGTGCCCTTGGAGCTATGCTGCATGGCTTCGAGGGCAGATCGACATCACCGAGTGGACTGGCGAGATCAAGCCGCTTGGGGACATGCAGGCGAGGGTGTACACCATCAGCGCCAGCGATGAGGATGTCGAGAGGCTGGCTCAAGAGCTTGATCATGGCGAGTACGAGTGGCTGTTTAGCTACCCCGGATATGGCCCATTCGCAACGCCCCAAGCTGTATTGATCCAACAAGATCGCAGCGTTTTGGTTAAACTTAGAGGAAAGCAAAATGCCTAAAGGTCTATACGCAAACATTCACGCCAAGCGTGAGCGCATCAAAGAAGGCTCCAAGGAGCGCATGCGCAAACCCGGCAGCAAGGGCGCTCCAACTGCCGCTTCTTTTAAGGCTGCAGCCAAAACCGCCAAAGGCAAGAGATAGGATTATGAAAAAGTACGGTACAGACGAAGACATCACAAACGACGGCATGGCCATGGCCGAAGAGCTGCAGCGCGAGGCCGCTGAAGACGAGGAGATGGAGACTGGCGAAAGCTCTAAGCTCTTTATGGGCGAAGACGAGTTCCAGTCGGTGGTGTCCTCAGAGATTGAGGATGCTGTCACCTACATCGACACCGACCTCAGCCCTGCCCGTGCGCAGGCGACTTCGTATTACCGCGGCGACCCATTCGGCAACGAGCAAGAGGGCCAAAGCCGTGTGGTGGCTACAGAGGTGCGCGACACGGTCAACGCCATGCTGCCTAGCATCATGCGCGTGTTCTTTGGCTCCGAGCGTGTGGTTGAGTATGTGCCACGCGGCCCAGAGGACGTGGCCTCTGCCGAGCAGGCTTCTGACTACGCCAACTACATCCTGTCGCAAGACAACCCCGGCTTTACGATCCTGTACGGCACCTTCAAGGATGCGCTGGTGCGCAGGTGTGGCATTGTCAAGGCGTGGTGGGCCAAGAACACCACCGTGCGCACCGAGAAGTACACCGGGCTGGATGAGGGCACGGTCATGCTGTTGCAGCAAGAGCCGAACGCCGAAGTGACTGTGATCACTCAGTACGACGACCCGAACGTGACCGAGCCGCAGATTGGCATGGACCCAGAGACGGGCCAGCCCATCATGATGCCCATCCCCCAAATGTTTGACGTGGAGATCAAGCGCATCATTGAGGACGGCAAGGTTTACGTTGAGGGCGTGCCACCTGAAGAGTTTTTGATGGACCGCAACGCTCGCAGCATCGAGACTGCGGCGTTTGTTGGCCACCGCAAGATGGCTACCGTGGCCGAACTTATTGAGATGGGCTACGACGAAGAGCTGGTGATGGAGCACATTGCCACAACCGACTTCGACTACAACGAAGAGTATCTGCGCCGCCGTCCGACCACGACCACGCTTGGCTCGTTGAACGAGTCACCTAACCCTGCCATGCAGCGTGCGCTGTATGTGGAAGGGTATATGCGTGTGGATTACGACGGTGACGGCATCCCTGAGCTGCGCAAAGTTTGCTGCTTGGGCGAGGGCTACAAGATCGTCAACAACGAGCCTGCCGACGTGGTGGGCTTTGCTGACTTCCCGTGTGACCCAGAGCCGCACACATCACCCTTGGAAGCCAACAGCATTTTTGACTACACCAAGGACCTGCAGGAGATCAAGAGCGACATCTTGCGCAACACCTTGGACAGCTTGGCCCAAAGCATCCACCCACGCACTGCCGTGGTGGAGGGCGCAGTCAACATGGATGACGTGCTCAACAACGAGACGGGTGCGATCATCCGCATGCGTGCTCCGGGCATGGTCCAGCCGTTCTCGACACCGTTTGTTGGCCAGCAGGCCTTCCCGATGCTGGACTACATGGACGCGATCAAGGAAGACCGCACGGGCATGAGCAAGGCGTCGATGGGCTTGAACGCTGACGCGTTGCAGAGCACTACCAAGGCTGCGGTCAACGCCACGGTGACTGCCAGCCAGATGCGTATTGAGCTGACCACCCGCATCTTGGCCGAGGGCATGAAAAAGCTCTTCAAGGTCATTCTGCAGCTCACGGTCAAGCACCAAGAGAAGGCTCGCATGGTCCGCATGCGCAACGAGTGGGTGCAGGTTGACCCACGCAGTTGGGACGCCACCATGGACGCCGTGATCAATGTTGGCATGGGCATGGGCGACACCGAGCAGAAGATGCAGATGCTGGCCATGATCAGTGGCAAGCAGGAGCAGGCGCTGCAGCAGTTGGGTGTGATGAACCCGCTGGTGACGCCTGCGCAGTACAGCAACACGCTGCGCAAGATAGTTGAGCTGGCAGGCTTTAAGGACGCCAGCCA